GCTTCACCGTAACCGTGGAAATATTATAGTAACGTTTGTTCTATATTTCCACCCCGGGACACTAGACAATATCTTGCTTCGGCAGATTTGTTGCACATTACAATCTTGAGTTTCGCCACCTTTTGGTGTCGATAGCGAGATATCACTGTGACTAGTCAAGTGTCTGATTATGGTGAGGGTCGGTGGACGCCGAACGGACCTGTGTCCGTTCCGGCTTTGGTGCAAGGGTTGGAGTTTCAGTGTAACATGCACGTAGAGTGCGAAAAACAAGTCGATTGCTGTCTAATTTGGGCCCAAGCCCTCGGGCTGGGAGCCATAACTTCTCATTGTGACGGAAAATGTCACGCGCCGGATTGTCCGGTTGAAATAGAAGTTCAAGGCTCACCCCTGAATCAAATAGTAAGTCGACGGTCTTCTTTCCGACAACGCGGTCGAAGAGCTCTGTATAGTTATTTGGCTCTTTCGAAACCATGTAGAAAGGCTCTGGGAGCCGCCGTAAGGCAAGTTCCCGACTTTTCCACGTGGTCGCTGTTGTGTTCGACGGTACGGGTCTTTCCTTCTTCCAGTTCATGAGAATCCTTGTTGCGACTCTCATGTCTAGATCAGATGGTTGACCCCAGGTACCTGTCGGCAGGCCTAAACCTCCTAACCATTCGGGTATGTACCACGGTAGTGCATATCTGGTTAGTTGTTTTTTGTTACACTGTATAAACTCTGACATCACTTCTTCTTGCAATTCCGGTGGGCAACGCTCAATAAGCGTTCGACATTTTGTCCCAATGTCTGAGCTATCTAGCTGCTCCCCACCTCCTCCTGCAGTTGATCGTTTGTAGCCTTTCATAAGGCCAAGGTTAACGTATCTTACTTCATTGAAAGGACACTTTCGTGTAACTTCTTTGATTTCACCCTTTCGCTCCTGCTGATATTTGATATCATGGGGCTGTAGAGGTGTGTATGTGTAAGTTGTCGAATTGATGTCGACAAAGTCCTTCGAGACATACGTTTTCCCTATTGACTCTTTGAGTCCTACGATCTTGGTGACCGACTGCCATTGTGTGTAAAAGTCTCGTTGAAGAAATTTTGTCTTCCTTCCTCGAGCCATTACGTCGTCGCCATTGACTCCTATTGGGCTATCCCGAAGAAGTATAATTTTATTCATACTTCTTTCAAGGGCCCACCTGGTCATTGCGGCGTTTATAATACACAGTAGAGGAAAACTCAGTATTGAGCCCATTAGTTGGCCCTGAGTTTGTGTTTTGCCCTGAATGATGTTATGGATAAGGAGGTTCTCCCCTTGGAGTGCCTCTATTTCGTCGAGCTTTAGTTCATCACAGATAACTTGCCAGGCTGCTTTTGTAGCCCAGCTTGTCATATTGTCCGTTGCAGCCTCGTAGTCACCGCTTAGAAAGATTTCATCTTCCTTAAGCTGTGCCCCAAGGCAATCAAGAACTTCCCTTTCGTTTTGGGGAGTCCCGACCAATCGGAATGTTTTGTGATGTCTTAATGCGGTATGTATCCGCTTCCAAACAGGCTTCATAAGTGTCTGCGTTAGTGGAGCCATCTTTGTGATGACTCTCACCTTTAACGCCTCACTCAATGCAACTGCTTCTGTCTCAAATGTTTCCTTCTTGGCTTCGTTTTTTAGTCGAAACCAAAGAGTCTTACATGCGAGTTCATAGTGCAGCTCATTCTCCTGTTTAATAGGCTCGATGAATAGGTATTCTCCAGGTTTACCTTGTTCTTCCTTATCCAAATCCCTTTGCACTTTTTCTAAGTCACTTTTTACTCTCAGATATCCTCCTGGCTTCCTTAGGTCGACCATT